GGCTTTGCCGCCCCTGGGGGTTATTTAGTGAGCTTCAACGCGGGAAGCGTCCTGCGTCCAGTTGAGGTTTTCTCCTTCAATTTCTTCGCCCGTCATTTGTTCAAAGACCATGAAGATTTCAACCTTGTTCCCTTCTGCATCATAGCCGGGAGCAGACCATTCTTCCATATAGCTGCCGTCTTCGTATTTGTCCGCATAGGAGCCAGGGAAAACCCTGTTGGTGTATTCCATCTGGCGCGCTGCATAGTAGGTCTTGCCTTCAAACTTGTAGCTGCCAAATTCACGTTCAAGAGCGGTCAGGTTGATTTCTTCTCCGTCTTCCGTGGTGATGATTTTGTTATCGTTCATTGTCTTGTTCTTTCTAGTTTTGTTATTTGGATTATGTCTTCGTTCGGTCCCTTACCTCCCGTCAACAAAATTAAGTTACTATAAAATTTATAGTAACGCAAGAGAAAAAATGAAAAAAGGTGAAAAAAGTTGTCATTCCGTTTTTGCTTGCGGCCTGGCGCAGAATATGAGAGAAGTAATTTGTTCTTTCTAGGAACACGTCAGCCCTCCGGGGCTGTGGATTAAAACGATCACAAGATCAGCACGAGCGGAAACGCTCATTCCCTTAAAAAGGGCGGTTCTTCGGGGCTGCCCTTTTTTATTCCTTCGGGACGGCAGGGGCGGCAAGTACCCGCCATCCGGCGCCGCTGCCATGTCCGCATTTGCGGAAGCGTTGTGCAGCACAAACCAGGAGCTTATAGACCTTTTTCCCCTTTTCTTCGCCGTACCGGTCTATCATGTAGAGTTTGAGATTCCGAGCCGTGACTTTCTCTCCATCCGGGGATTCCAGCAGCCATATCTTTGCATGGCAATTTGTCTCAAATTTCCCTGTTCTGGGGTGCTTCCTGGGGCCGGGAACTCCCCGATGCTTGCAAGCCTCCTGAAAGGCTTCTGACGTGATTTTCCGCCCCTTCTGGGCTGCATTCGCGCAAGGATAAGAGCAATGTTTCCGCCGAAAGAGTTTTTTAGCGCGGAATTCCTTTCCGCACACGGGGCAGGTGATAGTTTCCCAGGCGGCGTCATAGTGTGCCTTGAGGCAAGCGCGGGAGCAGTATACGCTTTCCCGCGCTCCGTAGCGCGGCGGAACATCCTTGCCGCATATAGGACACTTTTTCACAAAATCTGTATATGTGAGAGGGTCAGATTTGTCAATGGGCCCAGAAAGGAATGAACAAACAGAGTGCTTGATTTGCTAGCTACTTGTCCTCTAGAGTAGACCTGCAGGAAAAAGAAGCAATCACCTACCGCCAACAAGAAAATAGGACGGCCCAGCCTCTATACGGAGGCATTAGCCGACGAGATAGCCTCCCGTTTAGCCAACGGGGAAACGATGAAGTCCATTTGCTCGGACGATCACATGCCGGAGGTTTTAACTGTCTGGAGATGGAGGCACGAACGGGAAGAGTTTTGTAAACTCATTCAACGCGCGCGGGAAGCGCAGTCGGAAGCTATGCTCGACGCGTGTCAGGAACTGGCCGATGAAGCCGCAAAAGTCGCCCTTGACCCGGAATGCGGCTCCGCCTCCGTCGCCGCGAAGAAGCTCGCCATTGAAACCCGGCTGAAAGTCGCTGCCCGTTTCGCTCCCGAAAAATTTGGAGACCGGGTCCGCCAGGACGTCGCCGGCGTTCCCGGGGCGCCGCTGGAACGGAAAATCACCCTGGACCCCGAGCAGCTGGCCCAGCTCCAGGAAGACGAGAAAACCGCGCTGGAAACCATCGCTGGCAAGCTCAATCCCTAGACATCAGGCCATACCTCCCCGTCAGCTTCTTCCTTCGCCACATCCTCCGCCTGGATCCCTATCCCTGGCAGGTGGAGGCCATCAAGGCGCTATCCCTCGGCAAGATTGCCCTGGGCGGGAAAAGCGTGGCTTTGGTAGCACCTAACGGATCAGGCAAGACAAGCAACTGCATTGCGCCGGCCATCCTGTACTTTCTCACCTGTTTTCCGCGGGGCCAGGTTCCCGTCACGTCCTCTTCGTGGATGCAAGTGGAAAAGCAGCTCTTCCCGTCGCTGCGCCGCTACATGGACAATCCGTTCTTTGCGGGCTGGACGTTCAACAAGACGGAAATCCGTACCCCTGAAGGAGGTTTTGCCGTGGGATTCTCCACCGACAACGCGGGACGTGCGGAAGGATGGCATCCAAAAATCTCGCCCGACGTGGACCCGGTCTTTTACGTCCTGGACGAGGCCAAAACCATTCCGGACTCCATCTTCACCGCCGTTTCCCGCTGCACGCTCTTTCACGCGTTCATCACCTCGTCGCCTGGCGCCGATTCCGGCACCTTTTACGACTGCTTTCACAAAAATTCATCGCTCTATTACAAAATCCGCGTCAAATACGAGGATTGCCCGCATATCGAAATCAACGATCCGGGCAAGGCCGAACGACTGAAAAAAGAATACGGGGAGCAGTCCTCCTTCTATCGTTCGGCCATCCTCGGCGAATTCACCGACCTTGACGGACAATCCGTCATTTCCCGCCGCGCTCTCATGGAGCTGGTCAACAACCCGCCTCCCTTCCTGGACACCGGAGAGACCTGCGGCGGCTTTGACTTTGCCGCGGGGGGCGATGAAAACGTCTTTGCGGCGGGGCAAGGCAATCGTTTTTTCATCGCCGACCACTGGGCCGACCCGGACACCGTAGGAGCGCGCGGACGTTTCCGCCGGAAGGCCGCCGAACTCGGCATCTCCGCCGACCGCATCTTTGCCGACGGCGACGGCCTGGGACTCCCCATCATTGACGACTTCCGCGCCGAGGGTTTTCCGGTGCACTCCTACCGCGGAGGATTTCCGGCGGATGACACACAAGCCTTTGTCAATCTGCGAGCCCAGGCATGGCGGGCCCTGGCCCACGCCATCGAAGATAAAGAACTCATCCTCGACATTGACGAGGACACCATTGAACAGCTGGTCGCGCCGCGGCTCCAAACCGATGCTATAGGCCGCGTCCGCATTGAGAGCAAGGAAGACATGGCAAAGCGCGGCGTTTGCTCCCCCGACAGGGCCGACGCCCTCGTGATGGCCTGGCACGCGCGCCGGAACAGCGGACTGGTGCGGACGCTGGGAGCCTGGTACGCCCGGCCCGTGTCATCAAAACGCGCTTACGGGAGATATTAGGGTTGACAACATATCAAGATATCAATATATGACGATATGTAAGCAATCGCAGGGTGGTGAAACGGTATCACGCGGGGTTCCTGTCCCCGAATCGAAGGTCCAACTCCTTCCCCTGCAACCACCTTTTCTTTAGCCTCAGGTTTAACGCCGTCAAAAATATCCTCAACGCCCCGAAGCTGGTAGCCCAACAGGAGACCAGAATCAAGGAGCTTGAAACGGACCTGGCCCGGCGAGCGTTGACGGAACAGAGCCGGAAGCCTAACCAGCCTCAATGGTTTGAATATTGGGACCCGTTACAGGGCGCCGACCTGCAAACCCTGATTGACGCCCGGAACGAAGCGCGGCGTGGAGCCTTTGCCCGCCAAATGCTCATTTGGGACGAGGTCATCTACTCGGACGGCTTGATGGGCATGCTCTATTCCCGGCTCATTGAAAGCGTCTCCATGCAGGGATGGAAGATTGACGCCGCGGACGACAGCCCGGAAGCCCAGCGTCAGCAGAACGCGCTGGAAGAATTCTATCACTCCGTCACCGGACTTCAACAGGCCTTTGGGCAGTTGGCCTCCGCTATGTTTTACGGGTACGCCCACCTCCAATACATCGAAGATTCCTGGGGCCGCCGCTTTGAATTCATCCCGCAGCGATACTGGGTGCGGCCCGGAGAGCTGAACGAATGGCAGTTTAATCCCCAGTGCTACATCGGGGTCGACACGGGCGAGAGCGTAGAGGAAGAAACGCTCGTGGTCATGGAGCACCGGAACCCCATTCTTTTTCCGGCAACCCGCGCCTCTTTTGAGCGGAATCACGCCAAAGTTACGTGGGACAACCATATGGACCGCTACGGGAGCGCCCCGGTCATCATCACGGCGCCCAAGGACGCGAGCGCCGCCGTCATGGACGCGCTGGAACGGGCCTGTGAGGAACTCAAATCGGGAGCCTCCATTGTGCTTCCTCCCGGCTGCACCGCCGAACCGTTGAAAGCCTCCAACATCAACGAAAACTATTTCCTATCCCGAATCAACATGTCTGATAAGGACCAGGTGCGGTTTGTAATGGCCGGCACTCTGACCGTCCTGAATGAATCAGGCTCCGGCACGCTGGCCGGGGGAGCGCACACGGACAGCTGGAATTCGGTCGTCTCCGCCGTGTGCTCCAAGGTAGCGGAAGCTTTTAACGCCTCCATCAGCCCGCTGGTGCTGAGAGACGGCGAACCGCTGGCCCGCCTCCAAATCACCTTTGACACCGTTCAGACGCCGCTGCAGAAGGCCGAGGAAATTGCCGCTCTTGCGGATGGAGGCGTCCGTCCCGAGAAAACCGAAATCGAAGAAAAGATCGGCATGTCCATCGAAGACGCGAAGGCAGCCGATCCCGCAGCGGCTGCCGTCAACCGGGAACCGGAAGGCACATACATCCCCGCCGACGCTTACGAGCAGCTGCAGCAGCTCATTTATACCGGGCTCATGAAAGGATTTAGCGATGATCAGTACCAAACAAATCAATGACCTGTCCAATCCCGCCAACGGCTGGTTCCACGTCGAGAAAAGCGGAGATCATGAGGTCGACTACGGCGAGGGGCCTGCGGTGCTCCGCATAGACGAGCAGGCGATCAAGTCCATGGTGGATGAATTCAACTCCCGCACCTTTGACGGGCCCGGCATGCTCATTGACGGCGACCACTTGAGCCATGACCTTTCACGCGACACTCGCGCTCTCGGATGGCTCAAGCGGCTGGACACCTACCGCGATCCTTCCGGCGCGTTGGAGTTGTACGGCTTCATCGAATGGACGCCACGCGGGCAGCAAATGCTGGCCGACAAAGAATATACGCAATCCTCCACTGAATACGGAGAGGGCATGACGTTCGAGGGCGGCATTTACCGTCCCGCCAAGCTGACAGGCTTCGCCCTGACCAACCGTCCCCGAATTAAGGGGAAGCGCCCTCTGGTCAACCGACAGACTTCCCCCGCCTCCACGGAGACCGGGGGCGAACAACAAAGCCCCGAACAGGGGGAAAACAACCCAGAAACCAATATGGAAAACGACGATAGAGAATATCCGTCCAAGGAAATGGACAAGGCCCAGCGGGCCCTGTTTGATTCCCTGCTTGACAAGCTGGATGTCGAATTTGACGGCACCGACGACATGAGCAGGGACATCCTCGGACGCCTCGATGAACTGCTCTCGCTGGAAAAGCGGGAGAAAGACCACGTGAACGCCGAAGTGGACGACGCCGTCAGCACGTATGAAAACGAGCTGGACGAGGAAGAGCGCAAGGAATTCACGGAAGAACGCCGGGAAGAGCTGAAAAACTCTCTCCGGGAAAGTCCGGCCGCACTGGGCGCCTTTGTCAAGGCTCTCAATCGGTCCGCGAAGTCAAAGCCGCCGCATGACGTTGTTGACGAAAGCCGCCGAAATCCAGCTGGAAGAACGTCCTTGAACCGCCGCGCTACCCAGGCGCCGCCCAATCCGTTCCGCAAGAAGGAATCCATCGACGGATTCCAGAACCGCGTCGACGAATTAATGAAGGGCGGCATGAAGCGGTACGACGCCTTCCAGAAAGCCACCGAAGAAGGCTACATTGTAACCTCCGAACGATAACCCCAACCTGATACAAACCAATGCCATCACTCAATGTAACCCAGAAAAGCGCCATCGTCTATTTCAACACCCCGGAGGGTGTTGACCTGTGCGGACAGGAAGGAACCGTCGTGGCGCTGACCGCCAACCCGGACATCCCCGAGTTTATCGGGACGCCGTTGTCCGCCATCCCTACGCAGACACAGCTGCTCGGCGTAGTCCTGCAAGGGCAGCCCAACCAGGGAACCTGCGTCGCCGCCCTCGTCGGCATGTACGCCGGCCTGATCAAGGCGGCTCTTTCCGACACGCCGGGCACGATCAACGCCGGAACGCCCCTCACCATCACGGCCAACGGAGCATGGAAGGCCGCCGCCAGCGGTGAAACCGTCTATGCCCGCGTGATTCACGCCCAGTGGGAACAGGGCATGGTGGAAATCGGCTTCGTCCCCTCCTACCAGGTCGCGGCTGCGTAACATCAACCCCAACCAATAGAAAGACCAAAAAACAAGGGCTACTCCATTTTGCTCAGCCGTCCAGTTCACCGATGTCCTGACCGCCTACTCAGCCGGCTCCGGGAACACCGAAGAGAACTCCATTATCAGCCGCATCGCGCCGATCGTCCCGGTTTACGACCTCAATTTCCAGTACAAGGTCTGGGACACGGAATCTGCCTTTACGGTCCAGCCGATCCAGGTGGGACCGGGCGAACCTCCCCGCCAGACCGTCCTGCGCGGCAGGAACGAAACCGACACCCTTCAGGGGTACGGCTTAACCTTGCCGATTCCGGACGCCTTGCTGGGCGTCAACCGCGAAAAGGCGCAGGCTATCACCCTGGCGGAATACAAGCTCATCGAATCACAGTTTGTGACCTCGTATGAATATGAACGCGCCAAGCTCATCACCAGCCAGTTGCCTGCCGCAGCCGGTTACGGGGACTGGGCCAACGAACAGAAGAATCCGCTGACGGATCTGGATAATGCCATCCTGTCCATCAATGCGGCGACTGGACACATGCCTAACACCATCGTCTTTGGCATCAACGCCTGGCAGCTCCTGCGAGCCAACCCCATTGCCAGACAGGTGGTGTCATTCAACAGTGTCGGCCTCTTCAACGAAGACCTGCTCCGCAATGCGCTGATTCGGCCTATCAGGGATATTTACATCGCAGCCATGCCCTACCGCGACGCTTCCGGCGACGCCAAGACCATCATGGAGAACGAAGTCTATGTCCTGTACAAGGAAGACTCCCCGACGCAGTTCGACGCCTCTGCCATCAAGACGTTTGGTTTGTCCGGCAAGCTCCGCCGCGAAGTCATCACGGAATACAAGCCGACGCCCGCTTTGACGCTGGTAACCAACCGCGTCTACTCGCTGACCAAGCTGACCAACCCGTCCGCCATCGTCCGCATCGACGCGACGGCCACGGCTTAACCCACCCAACCCGCCTCCATCATGTCCGCCTTTCCCGCCTGGTCCACCATCACTACGGATGAAGCCGACCGACTCCTCGGCCTCAACACTGCGGAGCGCGACGCCCTGGTGAAAGCCGGGGAGCTGCGCAGCCTGGACTACCGGGACGTCATGATGGAGGCGGTCAACGATGTCTGCATGGCCATCCGCGGGGCGCTGGCCAACAACCTCGCCCTGCGGCAATCGCTCCAGAATAGCGGCATGTACGACATCCCGCAGAGCATGCGCTCCCTGGCGTGGCCGCTGATCATCCGGCAGCTTTACCTGCGCTACCAGATCAACCTGACCGAAACGCGCCAGAAAGCCGCTGAATCGGCCGATGAGATGCTGGCCCGCTATGCACGAGGCGAAATGCTGCCGGAAAGCGTAGACGGCGCCGCCCCGGCGGACCCCGCCTACATGATGCCGCGCTTCACTCAGCGCCCCTGGTTCAACCCCATGAGAAGCACCTACCGATGATGACCGCCGCCCAGATGGAGATGATCGCCAACGACTACGCCGAACGCGCCTTTTTCGTGTCCGGCGTGGAGCCCGGCGTTATCCTGTCCGACTTTGAGGAAAAGGCGGGGAAGGTCGCCTCCGGCGCCCTGAGCTATGAAGAGGCGCAGCAGTCCATCCGCGAAACCCTGCGCCAGCAGGGCTACCGACCGCCGGCAACGGGGCAGGGCGGCATTCAGGATTTGTCATCCTGGCTCCGCATCCAGGTCGTCATGGAAACCAATGCGGCCATGGCGCACGGCTACCGGAACTGGTACAACTGGACACAGGACGACAGTACGGCCGCCTTCAAATTTTACCGCTCCCAGGGCCGGGAAGATCCCCGCTACTGGGCCGAACGCTGGAACCGGGCCAGAGCCGGATTGGAAGAAGAAGCCACGGAGGCAGTTTCTTCTGGTTTCATCCGCGGCGAAACCGTCGGCTACGCCCTGGCGGCCTCCGACATCTGGATTCGCCTCTCGCGCTTCGGAACGCCTTATCCTCCCTTCGATTACCTTTCCGGCATGAACATTGCCCCCGTGGGAGCCGAAGAAGCCCGCGCGGCCGGACTGGAGGTTTCCCGCGTCCGTCTCGCTCCCGCCAGCTTCAACGCCACTCTGGAAAGCAATACTATAAGTATCACGAACGCCAATAAAAAGAAGATCCGCCGCATCCTGAAAGACGCCGTGCGTGTTAAAACCGAGAACGACCGCAATACCACCTTTACCTACACCGACCCGAACGGGACGCGCCCTTACACGGACGCGGAACTGGCGGAAGTCCTGTCCGGGGATTTCCCAGAAGAGATCCCCTTGCGCCAGGCCCAGGCGTTCCGTCTGGCGGCAGCCGGGGGAGC